GCACCCATAATGCCTTCCTGCATAGCTTTGCCAACAATTTGATCCGCTACTGTCGCATCTGATGGCTTGTTCTGCTGAGCCGCGTATTTTTCTCTGGTCTTTCTGTTCTCTTGCAGTTGCTGTACAGCCAAAAACTGCGGGAACCCCGGCGGCGGATTTTGAGCGGCCTGTATGAGTTGGGCGTCACTCATCCCTTTTACGAGATCGTCGTACTCAAGAAGATTCATTATCATCCTCGACCCCCTCCAAATGCGTTATACAGGCCAGCCGCCGCAATCCCCGTTCCCAGCAACTGTTGCATGGTGGACGGCGTCATACCGAACGACGAAATGGTCTGCCCCGGAGATATCGGGGTTCCCTGCAACATCTGGCTGTAATATGCAAGTTGCTCTCTCGGATACGACCTTTGTCGCAGGAAGTCCTGATAGCCGATATCCATGCCTGTCTGGCGTAGCCTACGCTCTGCTTCGCCAGCCGCCTGCATGTTACGGAGTCTTTCGATCTCCATTCTCTGACGCTGACTTGCGTAATCACCTAGCATTCCAGCCGCCGCTATACGCTGTGCATCTCCAGCGAGAATATTGCCGTAAGCCGCCTGACCCAGCCTAGCGGCCTGATCCGCGTAAGCCCTATCTAAATCAAGGCCTCGCTGTGCCTGAGCGAACGCCTGTTGCATACCGGCGCCATAGATGTCGCCAAGCTGACGATTCAGGTTGCGCTCACGCTCGGCCTGCATGATGCCCTCACGGTAACCGCCAAGGCTCCCTATCCCAGCCGCCTGCAACCCCATCTGCTGACCCGCAATGTCTGACTGGCGACGGGCCTCTCGCATCTGGTTATCAAGAACAAGTTGCTGATAAGGGTTCATGTATCGGCTAATCGCATAAGGGTCTGCCATTGACGGCATTTCTTGCGCTCGACGGGTTGTCTCAAGCATTGTCCCTGCGTAGGGACTACCCATGCCCACCGTGCCAGCAATGTTGCCAGCTACATCAAGCTCGGGTGGTGTGCCTGAAACACCCATCTCCGTAAAGCGAAACATAGCCTCCTGCTCGGCAGGAGTGAAGTACGCCAGTCGCGCCGCAGGGTAAGGAGTGTATGGCTCAGCAGACTCATATCCAGTGCGAGCCAGTAGGTCTTTGTAATATGGTTCTGCGTATTCTGGTAGATTTGACTGAACTACCTTGGACTCTGTAGGTCCGCTACTTCCGCCGCCCTTAGACATCGCCTAATTCCTTTTCATAAAATGCCGCTGACTTCTTGAAGCCATCAGCCTCTAAAAATTTCCAAAACCCAAACCTCGCCACGCCCTCGATGCTCTGGCACCCAAGGTCTTTTGCGTAGCGGCTGATTTGTTCCAAAAGAAGGTTGTACCACTTGTCGAAGTCCTCTCCGCCCAAGAAGTGCATAGAAAGTATTCGCTTACCGGGATAGTGGGTGACCTCCGTAGTCAACGCACCCCAGACCTTTTCCTCATCAAAGGCAACCCAAAGCTGGGTACTGCCCATGGAAACTGCGGCACATAGATGCTCCATCGTCCAGCGCCCATTGCACCTATCCACCGCTGGTTCCAAGTAATGTCGGACATCGTTCCATGCCGACGCGGCGTGCTCTAACGGGACTAGACTTATGTTCATGCAGGCATCACTTTCCTTTCATCGATTGGAGGAGCCTGCCTCGTTGTGCCATTGCGTTCCATGCGGACTCTGTCCATCATCTCATCTAGCTTTTTTGCTCCAGCATCAGAGCTTCCTTCGCCAAGACCAGACACCACATCCGCAGGAACAATAAACTCTCCGGGCGACACGGCAACAGGCTGTTCACTGCCTATCATACCTTGAACCATGTCATCCATCCCACTGCCTTGACCGCTAATCATGCCCTCAGTCTGGGCATTAGGAGTGGACCTCCTCAAGATTGACTCTCGTGCAACCCTGTAAACGTCTGGGCCGTACTTCTGCACGAACATGTTAGTAATTTGTTCTGCAAGCTCTTCGTTTACCTCGCCCAAAACAGCCGCTTCAAGAGCCTGCACATCCCTCATTACATCTTCACCTTCCTCACCGAAAGGCATTCCTGTCATCTTGTTGAGTCTCTGCTGTTGCTCTGAGGCTCCCGTGAACTCCGTGGGAACCTGAGCGATGCCGCCGCTTGGAACAGATGTTTCGCCAAGGGACGTTTGCAACCTAACCTCCGGCATCTGCCCGCCCGTATTAAAAGGAATCGGGTTAATGCTTAAATCAGCAAGCGCCCTAGCCTGCGCCTCCGTCAGGTTTGGATACATTGCCATAAGCGTCTCTGGACTGCCTAAGGGGCTGACATCGTTCGGACCCACGCCCGCCTGCATCGAGAGAGCAAGTGCGTTTGCGGCAGTTGGGTCTGTTATGTTGTTAGCTAAGGTGAAAATGTTGCCGCTTTGATATGACGCAAGACGATCCCTGATCTCCTGATCTGTCATGCCCGGAAAGTAACTTCTTAGCTGATCTGTTATCGGGAACTCCGTGTTTGGAGATGTGGTCGTATCGTCAGTGGTTGTGTCTGGCTCTGGCTCGGGCGCTGGGGGCTGAGAGTAATACGCCTGAAACACATTCTGCTGTGGTGTAGACAACGTAGAGCCCTCAGATGCGAGCCCCATAACACTGCCAATGTCTAAAGGTCCGGGGTCCATCTGCTCTAAAGTACGCCGATACTCGTTCATTTGAGCGTTGGACTGAGGCGCCTGAAGAATCGGATCAAAGTACTGACCACGAGATATAACGCCCTGTCTCATAGGCCTGTATGACCGATCAGGCACTGATATACCCTCAGATGCGTCTTGGAAGTAACTAAACTCCGGCTCAAACCCGGGCATATAATCTCTGGGGGGCGCGATAGTGTCCGGCCCTCGCAGTCTTTGCTGTACAGTCACCGGATCAATCCCGAAGTATCCTCTGGGACCACCAAGAAACCGCGCCACATCACGGGCAGTGCCAAGCGCCGACCCTTGCGCGTAGGGGTTATCGTCAACCCGCTTGTCGTTTCCGTTCTCTTTTGTCGAGGTTGAGCCGCCTTCTTTTGCGTACATGGGAGGCGGGGTACGGTAGCTCATCTCTGATCTTGCACCTGACAAGCCTGTAGGTATGCCCTGTGCGGCGTATGCTCTTTGCAGGTCTTCAAAGGAGCCTCTACGCTCCTTTTCAGCCTCGTCACGCATTGCCTGCCCACGCGCCCTTGCCTCCTCGCGCATCTCCATGTCACCTATAGCGCCCTGAGAAGCGCCCAATATGCCAAGGTTGCCCATGGTGCCAAGATTGCTCACGCCTTCGTTTATCCTACTCGCTATGCTGGGCGCTGGAGATGCCATATCCAGAGGGGCACCCCTGAAGAGGTTTTCGGGAGCAACGCCTGCTAACTGATCGGCGTTAAGCCCCTGTGTTACAGATTGAGTTAGCGGGCTTGGCGACATGGGGGCCGAAAGCGCCCTTTCCATGCCAGCCTCTAATGTGCCAGAGGCTCCCTCCATAGCCTGCTGAAATCCTACATCAGAGATCGTTGAGGCTGTGTTTGCCGCCGCTTCTATACCAGCCTTAGCCGCCGCCTCAGAGCCAGTAGTTGCCGCTTGTGTTGCCGTCTGCGTTGCCGCATCAGTTCCCATCCCAAACAGGTTTCCTAGCTTTTGACCAAGAGCACCAGACGCTAACCCGCCTATACCAGCCAAAAGCCCCTTGCCAATATCCTTTTCCGTTACAGCGGTGATTCCGCCCACAAGAGCCGCGGAGGCGAGTGGCGTCATGCTTATCCCTGCGGCACCCAAAAGCATCGGCGCAAGGAAGGCAAATGCCTCAGGTTGCCCTGTAACTGGGTTAGTTGTCAGGCCACCCGGGGTCAGGGAGGCAATACCTGCCACCTCCACAGGGTTCATGTGGACAAGCATCGTATCGCCATAGCGACCATGCTTTGCCATCTCGTCCATTATTGGTTTTGCTGGATATTGATTCATTAGCTTGTCTCTACCCCAAACATGTTAAAGCTAAGGCCGGTGCCGCTTGCGTACACCTTGACCACGTCGCTTTGGTTGAGTGTCAGACCTAGCACAGCAGAAAATGTGTCTGTCGCCGAGACTGACTTGTCATAATAAATAAACTGCTTATTGTCTGCTCCCGCATCCGCAACATGGACGCTAAGCCTGAAGGTCAGTGCGCCCGATGTGCGGTTACAAACATTGATAGAACTAACGGTTGTCTGATTCAGGTCAGGCACCGTATACAGCGTGGTTGTAGTGGTTGCCGCCGGATCAAGCTGACCCAGCACCTTAATGACATCAGCCACTGCTTGCTCCCATCAACAAGAACTGAAACCGGCGTAAAGCCAGCGACGAGTCCTTGTTTGTCTTGTTTGTGTTGCCTTCTACAGTTGACGATATGTCTTGTAGGGACTGCTCTATTGTCCTGCGAGCAACCTGCTCGTTCTCTCGCTCATACTCTTGGCTGGCTACCGGCAGTGTTGTGTATTTAGGCATTAGCGGCGCCCATCCGTTCTGATGTCAAACCGCAAGTCACCAAGCGTCCAGCCGTATCCCGAGCCGTTACTGGATATCTTAATGATCATCTCTCTGGTTCTAGCCCTCAGATGAAACTGACCTGTATTGCTCGCTATTGTCGCTGTATCGAGAAGCGCCTCTGTATCTAGCGGAAAGTCCTTTCCCTTGACCTCAAGCGACAGGTCAACAGCCGCAGAGTTGCCTCTGAAGGTAAAGTCTGGGATCACTCTGCGAACTGCGGCAAACTGCTCACCATCCCCAAGACCAATACCGCCAGAAGCAACAAACGCATTTAGCGGTTCGCCATCAGCCGTATGACCGATCTCGTGAATATACAAGTAGTTGTCGCTGGTCAGGCTGTTAGAGGCGGCAAGCGGAAACTCCTTGGTTGGCGCATGAATAAACGCCCCCCGATCCAGCGTGCCTATAGTCCAGTTGTTCTCTTGATAGTTATATGTAACGTAGTTTGTGATGTCTGCGCTTGGAGTGCCGACTGGGTAATACCACGTTACCTCTGAGTCGTCAGGGTTAGTGGTGGCGAATATCTTAAACCTCTGCTGGAACTGGAGGTTTGAAAACACATGATCTAGCACGGAGCAGGGCAGTCTTTGCACTGAGCCGCGATAAACATAGAACCCTTCCCTGTCCATGAAGAAAACAGAGTCAGCCGCCGCAACCCCGGCCTTGGGCGAGATCATGCTGACGTTTTCCGCCACCGGAGAGAAAGAGTAAATAAACGGGGCGCCCACGAAACGCATGGCTTGGATGCCAACGTCTGTAAATATCAGTATTTCTTGACGAGTCTTGATCGCACCTACAATAGTTGTGCCGGTAGAGAGAACCTGACCTCCAGCACTGTTCGTCGCAGTAGGAGTCCAGTCTACCGCGCTTTCTTGGTCAGACCATCGGATAAACAGCGGGTCTAACGTCGCAGAGCCAATCGGGTTACACCCAAAGCAGATAACGTGCCGGTCAATGTCAGACACCATGACCTGAAGCGCCTCAACTGGCGTGTTTGAAGCGCCTCCTAAGCTAGAGAGCGAAACTGCCCTCGTTGAAAGACCGCTACTCTCATCCCAGAAATACACAGAACTGCCTCTGGGGTTGAATATAAGGTCATCGCCAAATGCGTCTTGGCTGTACAGGCGTAACTGGTTTGACGAGGTAATCGCCACAGACTCGCCAAACGTCCCAGCGCCCCACGCACCCACACCCCAGCCTGTGCTGTCTACATAAAAGTTGGTGCCGGTGTTGATCTGATACACACCAACGACAGAGCTACCACCGTTCCCAGAGTCGCTGGAATTGGCTGTCACTGTGGCGCCTGACGTGTCCTTTGCTGTGATGTTGTAGCTGTTGGTATTTACGATAACGCCAATCTGATACTCCTGATTTAACACGTCAGCAGTAATGTTGCCTCCCAGAGAGGCCGCGCCAGAGTACGTTACAAAGTCGCCCTCTACAGCGCCGTGCGAGGTATCACTAACCACTAGGGTTGACGACCCATTCGTTGCGGCAAACGTCACGTCGCCAGCCGCAGTGGTCTGCCTGATGGGGGTTACATCTGCTACCGTGCCGCCAGACTCTACATAAAACTTCAGGTTTGTGCCGACACCCAGATACTTGTCGCCATCAGCCGCGCCCCAGTCAAACAATGACCGCGCCACGCCCTTGATCGCCGTGCTGACGTACTTCTGCCAGCCGCCTATCGTCTCGACGCGGCCTTTTCTGAAGCGAATGCGATCTGAGTCAAACCAGCCGGAATCGGCACTGTACTCTGTGCCCTCCTTGTCGATCCCCGGCTTAAACTGTATCTTCGTTAAGGCCATCAGTACGTCCACATAACCGGCGTAGATGCTCGCTTATCGACATGAACAAATGTCTTAGCGACCCCTATGCCGTTAAACCCCATCTCTATCGCCTTCCAGACGATCAACATTCTTTCAGCGCCGTTTTTAACCTGTATGTCGGCGGCTATACCATGCGCGTGCATTCCGGGCTTTTCTTTCTTGACCTCTAGGCTGTGGCTGTTTGACCTGTAGCCAGATGTAATAATGAAGGGAAAGCCGCAGGACTCTCGTAACTCGTCAAGATCCATGATGAAGTCAAGGTCCATTTCGTTTTCGCCGGTTTCCTGACAATCGAAATCAGACAGCTTGAAATACTTAAACTCTTTCATTCTTTTTTGCCTGAGCCAAGGAACAAGCCAAAAGCGCCAGTGAGCGCCCCAGTCATAACGCTTACCAAGGCCGCTTGTTCTGGGTTTGGGTCCGGCAGATCCATAAACCACTCAACCACGCGGTACGTCATAACAATCATCACGAACATGACCAGTCGCGGAAGTATCCGCCAGCGGTCAAGCAACTCGGGGGTAATCACTTCTCTCTTGCAACCTGCTTGGTCTTTTCAAACGTCCTCAAGCCGCCCAACCCTAGCATCCCAAGAAGAACCGTCAGCAGGCTTTCCATTTCAAATACAGGTAATGGAGGGGCGTCCACACCAGCAAATGTAATAACAAAAACAGCAATAGGCTGGCCCACAAAGTGCCAAGCCAAAGCAACGCCGCAAGTCCAGCCCACAAACGGCCTCCAGCCTGCGACAAACATGCTTTTGTGTGCCGCTTCAGCCTTGTTAATCTCAATCTGGCCCTTGGCAAGCTCTTGGGCGTGTCGTTCCGACATCGTCGCAATTTCGTGCGCGAGCCTCGCTCTTTCGTCCGCATCCGGTATGAACTTATCCAGAAGCCCCGTAACTGGGCCAATCAACGCTTCTAACATGACGCCTCCTTAGAATGTGGACAGTGCGACCCTCTTCCACGAGTTTGTTGCGACACATACGTAGATGTAGTCACTGTCGTAGGCGATCTCGCCTTTAGTGCCTGACGCTGAAGAATTGGCTGGCGTCTGGGTAGTGTCGATTCTGATGTTGTCACCAGTGGTGGCTAGGGCGTTGAATGTGCCAGCACCCGGGGTAGACGCGCCTATGTTAGTGCCGTCGATGCTTCCGGCGTTGATGTCTACAGTGGGTAGTGTTGCTGTACCTGTAGTGCTGAGTGTTGTAAACGCACCCGTACTGGCAGAGTTGGCCCCAATCGGGGTGCCGTCTACAGCGCCGCCGTTGACATCAATCGAAGAAAATGAGGACGACCCCGTCGAGGTCACGTTCCCCGTCACGTTTCCCGTCACGTTTCCCGTCAGGTCGCCCGTCACGTTTCCCGTTACGTTTCCCGTCACATTGCCGGTGACGTTTCCCGTTACTGCGCCCGTGACATTCCCTGTCACGTTACCTGTAAGGTTGGCAGTCACTGTTGTTGCTAACAGGTCAACAAAAACCTGCGTAACCGTAGCGCCCGACCCAGAACCGCTAAACTTCAGCACTGCATCCTTGCCGCTGGCAAGCTCAAAGTCATTCGAGGCGTTATATGTGCCTTGGAAAAGGATTACTGACCGGCTTGACGACAGGCTATTACGAACAAATACAATCTTTTCCGCGTCATTTGGGGTCAGCCTGACATACGCTGTGCCGCCAAGATCGCCGCCATCCGTAAACTCAATAAACTTGTTTCTACCGTTAGACACAGCGCCGTCCGTAACAGGGATGTCGGTTGGGGACGCCGAACTTCCGGCACTTGTCAGGGTCAGTGACAGTATTCCGTTGACAGCCTGATCCAGAATGTCGAAGTTGGTGTTGGTTGTATCGCCCCATGTACCAGACTGATCGCCTGTTGCGATCTTCTCTATGCCTAGATTGGTCGTATATGTGCTAGTCATGTCTTATGCCGCTATCTCTGTCCAATTCGGGTCTTGATTCGGGTTAATCTCATTCCATGCCACAACGGACGCTCCAGAAGTTGACGCTGTCGCCGATACCCCCGTTATAGGAACGGTAAGACTTCCCTCGCCAACCACAATGCCGACTTGTCCCTGCGCGGACAGCGACCCAAGAGCAATTATTGGTCCTGTTCCTTCGGTTACCGTGACAGACCCAACTCCGCCCGTTCCTGCTATTCCAGTAACAGCAACAATTGCATCCCCGTCAATAGTGACAGAGCCAACCGACGCAGTTGCCGAAACTCCGGTAACACTCGCGCTCGCATTGGAATTTACTCCAACACTGCCGACTGACCCAGTTGCCGCTATTCCTGTAACAGACTCGGTTACACCCAACTGGAAGGTTATTAATAAATCGCCGTCGCTCAGTGTTGCGAAAGGCTCTTCGGAAAAACTCAAGCCGCCGAACAGAGATGCGCCTGTCTCTGTTGATGTCATAGGCATGGATGCAGAAACGCCGGTTACGCTCACATTCGTGAGAACAGAAACAGACGCAGAACCTACACTTCCAGTTGCCTGAAGCCCAGTTACCGCCACTGACTCAGTAAAAACAAGCGCACCAACAGCGCCTGTAGCGCCAAGGCCGGTTACCGACACCTCGACGTTGCCGTTAACGGTGACAGAGCCTACTCCCCCAGTGGCCGCTACACCTGTTACACCAACTGGGCCAGTGGGGCTTTGACTAAATGACGACGCGGAAAAGGGATTAGAGCCAAACATGAGTTACTATTTATCCGCCTTAGAATCTATTTTGGCCTCTATGGTGTCCAGCTTCTCAAATATACGTTGTATATCCTGACGAAACTCATCTCGCTTTACATACTCGCGAGCCACCAACACCTCTATGTCACTAACCTCTTTCTCCAGCCTTCTTACGGAGTCCCATAGTGTCTTCATAGTCCAGCCAAAAATACCAGCACCGAGAGTGATTACTGTATTGATCAAACCCTGATCCATTCTCACCCCTTATTCATTATCGCCTTTACAATTATGCTAATTAGCCAAGCCGCCGCACCCGCTAAGATTGCAATCCAAGCTGACTTAACTGCTGTGTCTTTGGCTTCCTGCTGTGCGTACACCTCTCTTTCTCGTTGTGCCTGCACCTCTTTCATGCACCTTCGGTATTCCTCTAAGCCTTCGTTCCCATATGCGTACTTCAAAAGGGTAACTATTTCTTTACGTTGATTTTCAATCCGCTTTTTAGCGGCAAACATCTGTGCGGCCTCTGCCTCAACGGAGCTAGAAAACACAACTGCTTTAAACGGGTTTGTACGTTTTTTTTGACGCTGACTTACATACAAAATATCTGATGCATGGCCCTGCCATCTAGCCACCACCTGAAACGTGTCTTCAATACTTTTACCGGCTTCAATAAAGGCTCTGACCCCAGCATACGCTTTGGTTGCCGCCGCCGCCGCTGTGATTGGGTCAATCATTAGAAACCTCGTAAACTACATAGGGATCACGGTAGCCCCTTTACTTTACATTTTTGCGGCGCAATGTATGAATTTTGTTACCGCATAGCGGTCATGCCCCTGCAAAGTCGTCACTCCGTGGCATACCCAGCCCGGAAAAATAACCGTCTTGTTGTCTTCTGACTCAATGGTGTAAGAGTGTTTTGGAAAAAATAAATCCCCCCCTGCGCCTCCAGCTTTCTCAAAAGTGGTGGAAACCAAGGCATTTACCCACTGATCTATATGTGGCTCGTAGCGACTTAACGGTGGGTATTTTCGGAGCTTGGTGTAATCTGTGTTTGAGTGCTTTATACAATTCCAGTACTCATTTTCATCTACAAGTTCTTCAATAAACTCCGTGTTGAGGAATATTTTTTTGTTAAAGATGGACAGGATGTCCGAAACGCCTCTATCTCCATATGCTACATCCAACGATATTCCAAGTGCGTCAGTGTAATAATCCCCTTCTGGATTTTTGGCGGCAGAATACTCTTCCGGCAATTTTAGCTTGCTCTCAAGAAACTCTATCTCTCTCCAAACCAGTGCATATTCCTCATCGTTCAAATAATTTTCGATGATAATGTGCGGAAATGGATCATTTTTGATCCGCATTAAAACGCAATACTCCCCGAACCCGTAAAGGTGTATATGTTGTAGTCGCCGTCCGTAGACTCAGACGGTGATCCTGTGGTCGCACTTGCGCTTTGAAGAGTCCTGATGATTACTACGCCCGAGCCGCCGGAGGAGCCGCCGCCTGAGTCATTAGCGCCGCCGCCACCGCCGCCTGTGTTGCTGGACCCCGAGCTTCCTGCATTGCCGCCGCCGCCTGATCCGCCGCTTGCCGTGCCTTCAAAACCGCCGCCACCGCCACCGCCTGCTCTTGTCACAGAAGAGCCTGTAATAGAAGAGGCCGTTCCGGCTCCACCCGCTCCCCCGGTACGAGCGGCAACGCCACTACCCCCGCCGGTTGCACCGCCGCCGCCACCGCATCCGCCCTCATCCTGAGCGGACCCGCCACCGTTCCCTTGACCAGCAGTTCCCGAGCCACCGCTAGCGTTTCCGGGGTCACTAGCACCACCGCCACCTGATCCGCCACTAACACCGTTATGGTAGCCGTAACTGCTCCTACCTCCGCCGCCACCGCCACCGTATGATAAAGACACCGTGCCGACGCCTGAATCGCCGACAATCGAAGAGTTGCCCCCACTGCCGCCTCTGGTATCAACATTGCCGGAACTGCTGGAGCCACCACCGCCGCCACTGCCAACGGTTATGGTATAAGTAGCGCCCCTAGTTATTGCATATTCAGAGGATGTCAGGTAACCGCCCGCCCCGCCGCCACCGCCTCTTTGATTACCTCCGCCACCGGCTCCACCGGCTACCACTAAATAATCAAAAACGCCGGGGTCGGTAAGTCCGGGGTTGAACCCCCTTATAGACCCTCCGCCTCTGCTGGACAGTACCGGCATTATGCAAACTGTATCTGACTGGCAAGAACGGTAAACGTAGCATCTGCCGTCTTGATTATGGTGAACGTGTAAGAGTCTATGGAGGAGGCGTTACCTGCGGAGGGTGCGCTACCCCCAGACCACTCGGGAGTAACAGACGACCCGTCAACCTGATAAGCGTTGAGGTAGTACGCTGAACTGCCCTGAGTCATCAATATAGCCGCTGTCATGCTTTCACCTACCGCCATAATACTGTTCAGCGTGGTTGAGCCATCTCCACGGAAATTGATTGTTCTGTTTGCCGTTTGGTTGGCCGTGTATAGCTCTACGGCCTGAGTAAGAAAGTCAAAGTTGATCGTGCCTGTAGTGCTTGTCTGGACGGTAACCTTTTCAATAATTTCAGCAATAGATGTTGTGCCGCTAAGAGAAACCTTACCGCTTGCATTAGAGCCAATAAGGTTTCCTGTTACCGTTGGAAGCGTAAGGGTTACATTTCCAGAATAAGCGGCATGAAGCGCAGATTGTATCTGTGTGTAGTGAGCATTGCCTGACTCGCAGTAGAACTTTACATTTGAAACAGAGCCGCCATTTTTTATGTCGATTGTTCCGTTTGTAACCTCTACCCCCGTATCAAGAACAACTTTACCCGCTCCATTCGGAGTCAAAGCAATGTTGCCGTCTGTGTTGGTAGAGCTAATCGTATTTGTATCAACCTTTAGGTTTTCAATAGAAACCGTGCCATCAGAGTCTTCTATAACCGCCTTATCAGCGGGAAACGCACAAAATATAGACTTGGTTCCTGCTTGCAAGTCAACAGCAGAGCCGCTGTTTGAACTCGCCAAAACTGTAGTCCTCGTAAGGGTGTTACCACTACTGGCGTAAGTCCCGAGACCCACCTCAAAGGCTGAGTTGCTGGTGTCTACAATCGCATAATAAGTTGTGTCTGCATCCGATAGGACAGACGAAAACGTCACAAAATTGGTGGCCGCGCCGCCTAAAGCAATCGCACCCGTTCCGGTGGTCGTCGTTGTTTCCTTAACCCTATCTTTAATCACAAGAGCCATAAAGTAACCTTTAAATTTCAGCGGCAGGGTTGTCGTTTACAACCCACTCCTGATCTTCTTCAGACCAGTTATACGCGTTGCCGTCATTTGGATATGGAACAGGGGCTTCCCAATCGTAGTCGCTATTTAGCGTCCAGCTAGGGAATGGCTTTGGGTACAAAAACACATTGTTCCCCGAGTCATACGTTCCTCCTATATAAGCAAAACGCTGTCTAAAGTTGTTGTTGTAGCTTGTCTGCACCCATGTTCCACCCAGCAAATTTTGACAAAAATCCTTCCCCAACTGCTCTTGCTCAACGCCGTCACCGTCCGTGATAACGTCATTGTTAACCACGATAACCCTAAGAACTGTGCCGTCGTTAGAAATTTCTGCAAAATGAGCCATATGCCTTACCTATGAGATGGTGATTGTTCCAGATGACTCCCACTTGTAATAATCATAGCCAGCGGTGTTGTGAGTCGATGGGCCACCCGTAGTGACTACGGTATAACCGCTGTCTGGAACGGCAATCATAAAAAATCCGCTTCCGCCGTTACCGCCCGTAAAAGAGGATGCCGCCTCAGTGCGTGAGCCGCCGCCTCCGCCGCCTCCGGTACCTGTTGACCCGCTAGTCCCGCTATTGTTGTAGCCACCGTTGCCTGCGCCATCGCCTCCGACGCCCCGAGAACCGTAATAACCACCGTGAGATGTATAGTACAAACCACCGCCTCCGCCGCCAGAGCCAAGATATCTTGAGGCGTATCCGTAATAAGCGCCGGTACCACCATCGCCGCCGTCATACCAATAGTTTGGAGTGCCAGAAGAGGTGTAGTGACCGTTACCGCCTACTGCGTTTTTTCCGCCACCACCACCCGGACCAGAGTAAGAGTCATTGGGCAAGCCACCATCATTACCCTGACCGGCTGTTCCTTCACCGGCAACAGTTGCGTACAAGCCTGAGCCACCACCGGAGCCGCCGTTTCTGCCTTGACCATTGCTGTTATGGCCGGGGCCACCGCCTCCGCCCCCAGTTGCAGTAATAGTTGTAATGTCAGACCCAGAAAATGTACTGTTACCACCATCGCCGCCTTGGCCGGTGCCGTTAGATGCTCCTGAGCCTCCACCGCCAATGGTTATGGTGTATGTAGTGCCAAGATATAGTACAACACTATTAAGGTACTCAAGCACACCGCCACCACCTGCGCCACCACCACCAACACTACCGCCGTCGGACGTGCCGGGACCGCCGCCTCCGCCGCCTGCCGCAATCAAGAAGTTTGTTATGGTCAGGGGCGTAGCACTTGCGCCGGGATTGAATCCAATTGCTGAATTAGCGCCAAATGTCGATAAAAGTGGAGGCATTATGCGTACTGAGTCTGACTAGCCAAGACAGTAAACGTAGAGTCTGCTGTTTTAATGAACGTGAAGATGTACGAATCTATAGAGTTTGCATTTCCTGATGATGGCGCAGAACCACCTGACCACTCAACCGTAACTGACGAGCTATCAACTTGATAAGTATCTAGATAATACGCAGAGCTACCTTGAGTCATTAGTATAGCCACTGTCATGCTTTCGCCTGTAGCCATAACAGAATTTAACGGCGTAGAGCCATCACCGCGAAAGTTAATCGTCCTGTTCCCCCCTTGGTTTGCCGTATAAAACTCAACGGCTTGAGTGAGAAGGTCAAAGTTAATCGTACCCGTTGTACTGGTTTGGGTAGTAACCTTTTCAATCATCTCGGCAACAGAGGTAGTGCCAATAAACTTAACCTTGGCATTTGCATCCGCTGTTACTGCTTTTGACGCCTCCGAGGTGCCAAGCGTGGTGATGTCAAGATAGTTAATCTCTGTGGCTGTAGCTGTTACACCATCTAGGATATTTAGCTCTGCCGCAGTGGACGTAACTGCCGTCCCATTGATCACTAGCTGATTGGAGGCATTTAGGAAAACAGATTTTCCTGCGGGGTAGTTAATAAATACGTCTTTTGTGCCCGCCTGCAAATCAACGGCTGACCCACTATTAGAGCTAGCAAGCACGGTGGTTCGCGCCAGCGTGGTCCCGCTTGCAGTAAAGGTTCCAAGACCTACCTCAAAAGCAGTATTGGTGTCATCGACAATGGCGTAATAGGTAGTGTCACCGTCTGACAGGACCGAGGTGAACGTAACAAAATTAGGTTCAGCCCCAGCAAGCGTAATTGCGCCCGTGCCTGTCGTAGTGGTCGTCTCTTTTACGCGGTCAGCAACAACAAAAGCCATTTTTATGCAATCCGAATAACAGCGTTAGATGCGTCAGCAGTTGGGAACACGATGGTAAAATCGCCAGAACTGGAGGATTTATCAGAACCAAAATCCAAAACAACAACTGTGTTTGTGGTTCCGCTTCCGCTACCTGCCGTGGTGTTATATATAAGTGCTCCACGCGCCGTTAAAGTACTGCTGGAGAACGTGAGATCGGCGAAGTCGGTAAGGGCCGTTGTTCCTGACGTGGTAGGAGTAACGTTAGTAAGCGTCCCGCCACCGGCTGAATAGCCTGTACCACTAATCTCATTAGATGTTGTGTACGCGGTGGTTGCCGCATTAAAAGAAGCACTGTTGGTGTACATTGCCAGCTTATATGTATCACCCGAGCTATTTGTAAAATCATGTTTCGCCTGAAGCAGTTCCTGCTTAAACGACGTACACATAAAGTTTCCGCTAAAAGCCATATCACATTCTCCTGATAAGTTCGGCTAGGTCTTTTTGCCCCGCATCAAGAAGGGCGTTGTACACTGTAGTTCGGTCGCTTTTCGCGGCCTCTTTCATGTAGAAAACAAGAACCGCTCTAATGTGATCCTTGAACGCCTGCGCCTGTGCCTGCACTTCTGGCAACGCAGTATCGGCTACCGAGATGATCTTATCTAAGCACCTCTCAGCAATCTCATCTGGGGAAAACCCCCTGTTCTGTGTCGTGTGGACATTAACGCTACCCACCTCAAAACCACCGCTAACACCAATCATCCTCTAGGCTTCCTTACCTCACCGCTACGATAACTGTCTGTCGTGCTGTATCCCTCTCCCAACTGCTCAAGTTTTGCTAATGCCTCTGCATACCTTTGGGCATATAACTGCATTAAATCTGGGTCGCCCTTCAGGTATGTATATGCCTCTACTAGACACCCATATAAAAGCGTGGACTCAGCGTTAGTACCGAGCCAGCTAGTGCCGTCTCCAGATGTAGTGATTGAGGTAGGCTTGTGGAAGTAATGCAGTTCTGCATCGTATGCAGAGTCAGGGGTGGGGCCGAGAATAAACGCGGTGCGGCTAAAAATGCCGTAGTACTTGGGCGCTCCCTGCGTTGTCGTTAGCGGGTACGCCTGACGTATAAAGTTTACGTCCTTAAAGATCAGATACTCAAAGCCGGAGTTGTCGATAGCCAATGAGTAGGGTGTCAGGAAGTCTGACGGCATAACCAGATATTGGTTGCCGCTGGCTACCGAACCAGACACGTTCTTTCTAAAATCAGGCAGTTGCACTGTCTTCAGGATTTTGTCTTCTGCCTGCGTAATGATTGTTGTCAAATTATTGACAAAGCTAGTCTCGTTTGACTCGCAATAATCCTGTATCGCCTGTTTTAGGGAGGTAAACGTAAACGCCATCAGGATGTCTCCACCGTTACCCGCCCAACAACACCCGCCATATCAAGACCGACAGTCCGGCTTCCAAGCGCCGTATTGCCTCCCCCGACAGGATCGAACGCAGAAAGCGCACGACTTTCATCAAGGCTGTCGTCAGGTCTCGGAAACCGAAGCGCCTGTGGATCGTTCGCATTGACATCCCCCAGTTTCAACTGAGGCTGATCCTGATCTACAACATCCCTGCCAACCAGCAGACCGTTCCAGCGGCCATCCTCAATCTGTCTGACCAAGTCGCGCAGTGGATATCGGAAACCTGTCCGATCACAAAATCCAAACGCCTTGGAGCCTTTCGCGTAACTGCTCATAAATTGTTATACCCACCGGGAGCCATGTAAAGCGATGCCTTTTCTCTGGATGCGTCTGCCGCCAGATTCCACTGCTCTTCGTACACATCCTTGAGTGCTGGTGCCAGTTGTATTGATTCAGGCTTCTTGCTCGCTATGTAATAGGCTAGACCAGCTACCATGCACGGCAGATACCGCGCCGGTACATCCATGTTGTTGGACGCTGGCTTTCCGGTGTCCTCTATCCTGTCTAGGTAGTAATACGCAAACGTGTAGGTTGTTGTTGCGTCTGGCACAGGCCAGAAGTGCAACGTCAGTCCCGCAGGCTTGCGCTCAACGTAATACTGTAGCGGCCTGCCCTGCGTCAGCTTGTTGGTCTGATGAGCGTACTGGCTCACCGAGATTCTTTGCATTGTCAGATCAGACTGCTTGGAGGTGTCTCCTGCGTCAGTTCGCAAAAGCCCTTCTACAATATCCTGCTTTTCCGAGGTCAGATCGTATGACGAGGTGCCTGCGGTCAGAGTCTGCGTAGCATCCCTTACTGTCCACAAGTTAAGACCACGGTTCTGCCACTCCAGCATCAACAAATCCAGACTGCGCCGTGCCGTCCGGTAGTCATAGCCGCTTCGTAGTTCAGAGCCTGCTCGCTCAAACGCCTCCTCAAATATATCTGACAAGTCAAGAGTAAAGGCTGTCGTACCGCTAGTCGCCATCAGACCATCCTCCCTCTAGTCCTGCCCCGCATAGCTATGCCATTCCTGCATTTTGCGGGAGGTATTCTGCCGCCACCAGACTTCTTGCTGACGCCAGCCTCAGACAAAGCAATAGCTATCGCCTGCTTCTTGTTTTTGACTTTTTTGCCAGAGCCGCCGGACTTCAGCTTGCCGTCCTTAAACTCTTTCATCACCTTCTTAACCTTTCGGGAAGCGGGTGCATTTCTGGTTTGCTTGCCAGTCTGCGCTCTGCTTATGGGCATATCGTCACCAGTTCTTGCAAGACCAATAACGAGCAGACATCTTGCTTGGCGGCTTGGAGTCGCACTTGTGTCTAGCGCGGAAAGACTTGCGTCGCCCCGGCTGGCTCTTCTTGATCTTCATGTTCTTGTCGCCATAGCGGATGATTTTCTCTTTTCCATCCTCACACGCCTTGACCACAAACTTTTTCTTGGCGTGGCTGGGTGTCCGCTTTGGCTTGTTGCACGACATGGACTTCTTGTTGACCTTGCCGCCCTTCTTGTAATAAAGGCGCATTACTTTCGATGCCTCGCTGTCTTCTTGGCAATCCGCTTGGGTTGCTTTGAATGTTGCTTGCCCTTCTTGGTATCTGCGCGTTTTTTCCGCGTAGTCGCGGCATATTCTTTGGATGACATAGACTTGATGGCCTTCTCAGGAAGGTAACGCTCGCCAGTGGCTTTTGCACCCTGAGTGCTGGGTTTACCAGACTTGGTGCGCCACTTCTGCTTCGTCCACTTCTTGAGGGACTTTTGCGACTTCTTGAGCGCCATCAGTCTTTGTATCCTCCCCCAGCTTTCTTGTAGGCAGAGGCAAGCATCTGCGCCTTACGCGCCGACCACTGCCCCGGCTTACCGCCCTTGCCGCCAGCTTTTATTCGATTGAATAGCCGCTTTCGCATTCCGGGCTTGGTGTAGTTTCCAGCCTCATTGACGCGAGACTTGGACTTCTTAGTCTTGCCGCCTTTTTTGTAATACTGTCTCATCAGCCGTAATTCTTCTTCACCTTCATAACGACTGTATACGAGTCGCCATTCGAGTGGCCCACGGTGGTAAATTTGATGTCGCCAGTCTTGCCTGAGCCTGCATTGTTGGGGATTCCAACAAACTCAGAAAAATCCAGTGAGTCTGAGTAATCAGCAGGAAGCTCCCACGCTAAAACGTCTGTGGATGCATCAAACAAAATCTCTACACCCATACCAATCGTTGAGTACCAGATGCACTCAATGTTGACACTAGAGCAGGCGGCGCTATCAGCGGGGTTTGCAGAGAGAGCAGAGACATCAATCTTGGTAACTGCGGACTCGCCTGTGCCATCACTGACGTTGGTAAACGCAAGAATGGCAGTGCGAGGACCGTCTTCGATTGTCTGACTGGTAACTGTGTCAGCCATCTTGACCTCCAAAAAAGGGGCTTGCGCCCCTGTAGTCTATCTATTAGGCGTCAGCAAAAGGAGTGGCAAGGGTGCCCGATCCTAGCAATGTGCCGGTAACCAGATACTCATCTGTACCAATCGCTGTCACTTCCAAGGTAGAACCTGCGATTCCGCCTTTGGTTGTGCCGTTCATGGTGATGACATCGTTAGTTGCCGCCGGAGCAAAGCCTCTTGCTTGAGAGGTAGCCGCCGCCGCGAGGACAAGCATTCCCGAAAACTTATCTGTTCCATCAGTCTTGATGTCCAGATCGGTAGCGGTTGTGCCGATAAAGAACTTGTAAGTGGCACCAATGGTGTCACTGGTGATGGCTGGCAAAGTCACAGCGCCATCGGCGTCATTGACTTCGATAATGCGACCAACATGGTCGGCGTAGGTCAGCGTTTCTTCTGCGGTGATCTCAACCACAGCGGTAGAGCCAACAGCCGTAAAGCCGCGCTCAGATCGTACTGGACCTGAAAAAGTAGTAGTACCCATGTCATGCTCCTGTCTTGGGTTGGTCTGATGTTCCACATGGAACAATCAGTCAGGAAAGAAAGGGGGCCGAAGCCCCCGTACTATCAGGAAGTTCCGGGCGAGCCGTAAATCCCCAGAGGATCGGATACGCCGAACGAGTAACGAGCGCGGGCTTTGTAGCGCACGTTTCCTGTGTCGAAGTCTCCGTCCATTGAAGTTTCAAGCGCGGTGCGCTCAAAGTGCTTCATGCCGTTCGGTACATCGGTGATCAAGAAGAAGGCATTGGTGTCAGTCAGGAAGTGATTGACAGAGTAGCCTTCTGGGATTGACCCGTTGTTGCGAAGGGCGTTGATGTCGTTGTCAGCAGTTCCGACTCGACCTTCAGTCTCAAGCAAGCGAGTTGCTACAAACTGAAGTGCGGGGGGAACAATCAAACGACGGGGGCGAGCCGCGATCAGCAGTCCACGCTCATCGGTAAATGCGGCGATGTTAATCACAGCATCTTCCAGTGAGGTTTCGTTCAAATCAGCCGCAGTGGTAGGACGGTTAGCGTTAGTGCCGCCGTTTACCAGTGGGTGAGATGTGCTGAACAGCGTTACGCCGTCACCAGAGTTGAAGGTGTTGAAGCCGTTGTTAAGGGGGTTAGCCGCCTTAACCTGCTTGGTATGAGCCATTGCCCTTGCAAGAGCTTTTGTGTATCTTGCAGACAGTGAGTCATATAGATTGTCCTCCATTGCTTCTTCTGTGATACTGAAGCCGAGAGCAATCGTTTCATGATTATACCTAGCAGTGAACGACTCCTGCGCCGAGTCATAGCTGATGGCCGCGCCTTCAGCTTTAACTGGTGCGGCACCAAAGCCGGACAACTTCACCTCTTCCTCAAACGAACGCTCAGATGATTCAGTTTCGTAAATCATCGTGTGCTCGTCGTCGTACCGCTCATACTCCAAGCCGAACAAGGCGTTCAGACCGGGGAGCAGTTCTTTCAACATTTGTGCGCGTGAAATAGCCATTTCCTAAGTCTCCTTAAACGCCGAGCTTGGTTTCGTAGGCATGGCTAAGTGGCAGATAGGTCACAATGCAGTCGGTGAAGGCATCACCTACTGAACTCTTGGGACCGTCCACAAAATCCACGATACGAAGCGGAAGCGTGTTGGTGGTTGCGATTGAACTAGCGTCAAGAGCATTTTTGCTCCTGCCGATAGAGGTTGACCCAGCAGTGCTGATAGCTGAGACGTTATTACCCAGACCAGTCTGAGCAATAGAGTCATCACCCTGCATCTGGAACAACAGCTTGGGATCATCAACGACATAGGCCACGATGTCATCCGCCGCAGTTGAAGCAGGATACTGCTGGTTAAAGGTTTTCTGGTTGGTGTTCGGATCGGTGTAAGCGCAACCGACAAAAATGCCGACAGTGCCTGCAACGACAGCAGTGGTAACCGCCGCCTTTTCTACCGTACCGGTAGCAACCAGCTTGACGAAATCGCCATAAAAAATTGCCGTTCCATACGCATTGGCAATCTTGATATGGCGCACTTTTCCGGTGAAAGAACCAGAAGCACTAAGAGTGCCTACGGGTTCCGCACCCATCGGAGTAGCTGTAGTAGCCATCTTTAGTCTCCATACTTAGAGTTAAGATCAAAGCTCTCCGGCAAACCGGAGTCAACTTCGACCAAAGGTCGTCCGAGTTGACCGCTCAGGGTTGAGAACGGGCATTCGGGGATCGTTTTGCTTTAAGAAGTTGTTGTCCACGGATTCCATCTGACTGTTGGCAACATTCTGGAAATGGTCTTCTCGTGCCTGCGCGTTAGCCTCTGGCTGTTTGCACAGAAGAAGTCCGCCGATTTCGATGTTTCCCTTGAATCGGGAGTCGATATCGGACATTACCTCTAGCTCTGGATGATCTTCCGCCTTCACAGGAACCCAGCCCTCCCGAAACTTCTGGGAGACGTTCGTGTTATCCGCGTGGCCCAATGTGCTGGTGCGTACCCACCGAAACACCCATCCCTCTTGAGGGGCGGGGTTTGGCAATACGGAGGCCGGAATCCACGAATCGCTAGGTCTTGCATCAAAAACTTCTCTGGACTCTGCGTCCCTTTTAGTGCGCTGTTCTGCCATTACTGAGCCTCCTTCATAAGCTGGTTGGCATACTGTTCAGGGGTTATACCTAGCCTCTTGGCTAGGCTTAGCTGGGTGCGAGTCAGCTTAACCTTGCGTGGCTTTGCACCGTTATTCCGCGAGGAAGGCGCTGTGACCACGGGTGGACTTTTGGCAGAGACTTCGTCTTCACCAAAATATTCGGGAAACTTAGACCGCATAGTGCGATCAATTTCCTGAAAGTACTCGTCAGAGTTAGGGTCATATCCCTCATCCCTGACTAATCGCTCATGGACGCCATACGCCAGAGCGGTCATGTCTTTTTCCTGCCCAAACCACTGATTCTCTTGCGCCCACCTAGCCGCTTTTTCTGTGGGCTGTGGGGGCTGTTCTGGTTGTGGCTGTGGCTGTGGTTGCTGTTGGACGGGTTGCTGGGGCGCTTCCATTTGCGCCTGTTGCCACTGCTTCCACTGCTCTCTGTTCTGGGTGATTTGGTTGAACTGCTGATCGGCAGAGCTAAACTCCGCCTGAGCACGCATCATAGCCTCTTGGGCTTCGACAACCTTATCCGTGTTTCCCTCTTCGTATGCTTGGCGATACTGACCTTTAGCTTGCTCCAGAGCCAGATTAGCTCGCTCTCGAATCTGATGAACCAGATACTGCTCACCTTCTTGGATGATCGCATGATACTTCTTGTTCTCATCCGCATACTTTTGCGCCACTCGTACAGCTTCTTCGCGCATCTTTTCAGCGGCTTCCCGCTGTCTTCGCTCCTCATGCTGTTGGTAGCGGAGCTTGTTGATTCGCTTCTTAACTTTATCCGAGTAACCGTCCATTTCATCATCGCCACTGTCTTCCTCCTTGGCTTCTTTTGCGGGAGGGCGGCGATCCTCTGGGGGTCGGTCATCTATAACTTCAACGTCCACGTCCTCGGCGGGTGTTGCCTTTTCGTCAAACGTCGCCTTGACACCAAAAAACTTGTCCTCAGAGGACATAGTCTGTTCTTCCATCTGCTCTTCGCTCATACCTTCACTATCCCCCTCGGGTCTTCAACTACTGCCTCAACGCTGTCGTCATTGATAAGGCGAAACTCCTTACCATGAACCTTGAACCGCGTTCCGCTATATGAGCGCATCAGCACCCAATCTCCTTCCTCGCACCATGGGCCGCTAGGAAACCTATTGGCATCTCCGTAAGCGTCAGCGCCCATCTTCAGTACAAACCCGCAAACAGAGCCAATTTCTTCCATCTGCATTGTTTCTCGTGCTTTAAGGATGCCTCCCTCCGTCATCTCATCGGGTTCTGGGAGAGCAATCAGTAATTTGTAACCTTTAGGCTCAGGTAACTGCTTTGCAGTCTGAGTGTCTTCTTCAGTCATAATGTCCTTCCTGCACCAGAGATAGGTGTCTGGCGTCACCATGCGTTACCTCGTGTAACGAATTACTCGCGCTCTATCCTTTCGTCTAGGTCTAGTAGCGTGCGCTCTGCGTGGGCAAGCCCTTGAATGATGCCCACATTGCGAGAGTACTCATTCATATCCTTGCAACCACCAACAGCAAGGTGATCTGTCACCTCGTTCATTTGGGTGCGAAGATCAGCCTGTATTGTCTGTAACAAGTTATTGCTTGCTTTCTTCGTCATCTATGATGTCCTTCACCATATTGAAACCAGCCTTAAAGCCCTCTATCTCTTGTTGAGAGGCCTCTTTGCTGTCTTGCATCGCAACCTTGGCCGCGATCTTTGCGCTTTCTAAGCGTTCCTCTTGATCCAGCTTCTCCATGTCAAGCATGGCCTTGGCTTGAGCCTTCCCTGCATCAACCTGAACTTTTGCCATGTCGGTTTGCGCCTTAGCCATAGCCTGCTGTTCTTTGAGCGCCAACTCTCGTTGTTGCATCTGAACAATCGGGTCTTGCTGTTGCTTGGCGTTTTGCTCGGCTTGGGCCATCATCTGGGCCTTTCCGGTAACTTGCTCTGCGGCAGGTGCCGCCAGTCTGGAAATGCGGAGTTCGATATCCTCCGGTAGCTTTTCGTCTGGGCCGGGAAGCTCTACACCAAGCTCCTTCTCGATCTTGGCCCTGTAGGCAAAGGCAACGTGCTCTGCTATGTGAGCAGACATTGCCGCCTCAATAGCCTTCTTGTTAGGCGCTCTAGCAACCATCTGCTGAATTTCAGGGTTCTGCAACGCCGCCATGTGAACTTGGATGTGCGCCTCGTGGTCCTGATAAATGAACGCCTTGACCGGCTCGCCAGTAATGATGTTCATGTTTTCTGTAACAGGGTCTGTCGGCTTGATGTCGTTCTCTGTCGGGACGATCTTGTCAGCGTCCTGAATACCCAGAACGTCTAACATCTGGCGGTGAAGCAGTGGCATGTCATACATCTGGGGTGCCTGAGCCGCCAACTGCAACGCCGCCTGATACTGCATGATCCTTTGCGCCATGGTGCCTGCGTTAGGATCGCTGACCGGAATAATGTCTACCCGATCATCAAAGTCCATTGGTAGCGCCTGCCCATCGTCATCCTCATACGGATAAACTTCGGGGCCGTAGTCCCTGACAAGTTCCGCAAGTATCTTGAGTTCTTTGGAGACTGCCGCGTGAACACGAGCCTGTACCGCGCTCATCACCTTCATCTCTCGCTCAAGTACAGCAAGCGTGGTGCCAACCGGCGCTTCGCCATTGATGTCTGAGGCTTTCACATCCGCCGCTGACGCGAATCGACGCCCCTCCTGAACAATGTCACCCAGCAACTGGTAAAGGACGTTGCTCGGCTCCTTGTAAGGCAGGAACGTGATGTTGTCGCGGATTGCACCACCCGGAACGTCTACGTCACGGAACTCTCCGGGCATGATGGGAGTATCATCGCCCTTGATCCTGAGTCCCCGAGATTTCAATCCCCCCGGTAGGTTGGCAAGTGTTCCAGCGTCTACCAACTGTCTCAGCAACGAAGTCGCTGACTTGGATAGACCGCCGATCATATGTACTAGGCCGAACCCATAAAAGCCCAGCCCGGGCAAATACTGGTAGTGAACATAGTGATCCCGCTTTATCTTCTTGGGATCGTTTTCGTACCAGTTGCGTCGAATCGACAGGATTGTTCTTGATGACTTGTCAATGGTAACGACGTAAGGCAAAGCAATGCCCGTAGGCTTGCCCTTGTCTGTGTCCTCAAACCCTAGCAGGTCGATGTCAACGTGCATCTCAAGCAGGGTATGGCGATTGTCGAACTCGTAATTGTCCGAATCTCCGGTCAGCCGATCATACTTCTGCTGTATTTCTGAAATGTCCGGTGTTGGTGCAGGCAAGTCTACATCAGAATAAAACCCGCTTACCTGTAACTTCCTGATTTCGTTGGAAGTTTTCTTCATTACATGCGTGGCACGCTCGCAGGTGGTCAGGTCTGATGCACCATAACTAACCACGAAATCCTCTGCTGGCACAAACATGGCACAGGGTCTGCCCATACTTGGGTCAAAGTAGACCTTGCGGAATGCGGAACCTGCAATCGGCAGGGAGAACAACAGCTTCTCCGTCTCCGTCCTGTACTCAGTCATCCGCTGTGTAATCAGGTAGTTCAGATAGTTCTGTACCCTGTGCGCCTGCTTTGTCTTGTCATCGGTGATCTTGCCAACGATAGACGTTCTAGCTGGCCCGCTGGCAGGATATATCTCCTGTATGGTCTGCGCCTGAAAGCGGATAACCGCTTCAGATAGCATGGGGTGAAACACCCCGCAGGCTCCTTCCCAAGGGGTAGACCTGTCCTCAAACTTTAGTCCTAACAAGTCAAGGCCACGGACATAGGAGTCTTCCCAGTCTGCACGGCTCATCCTGTCAGCATCAAACTGGGACACTAACTCACTGGCGAGACTGTCTAGGTCACGCTCATCCATGTACTCAGCAAGGTTAGAGCCATGCTCAACGCCCATAAGGGCAGGCATGTTCGGGTCGAAATCAATAATCATACCCCCGTCTTCGTCCATCACGCTGACAGACTCAGGGTTTTCGATAACGATCTCTAGCTCTTCGCCAGCCCCTTGAGGGGCAAAAGGCGTTGCTACGCGGTCAATAGCCACTTAGGCGTCACCGTCCTTCATGATTTTGCCGCCCTTGAAGTAGCCTTTGGGCATCATCTTGTTGGCTACCCTTGTCTTTCCGCCGCCTGCCATCTTCCCTTTGCCGTCTGCGGCAAAAAATGGCACCTCTTGGCCTTTGTCGTTCGTGACCATTTTCAGCTTGTCGCTAGTTGTCCTTCCCGACTTCATGCCCGGACCCATGGCCCTCATCTTAGTTCCCATCTTGGATTTCTTTCTCATCACTCTCACCTGCGTATAAGTTGTCGAATACTCTGTTTACGTCCAGCGTGTAGTCCAAGTCGGACTTGGAGTAATGGATATGCTGTGACGGCCTGAAATCTGGTGCGCCTTCTCCTGCCTCCCACCATGCTGGATGTGTCACCCGCACACGGTTGTTAGGTAGCGCCACGATATTGCCTGTCCACGGACCCGCATCCAGAAGCTCCATCACATGACTCTGCTTGTGTTGAGCAGGGTCATCCGCGATCTCGTTGTCTGTGTAGTCCACCGTGAACATGTATTTCGCGGGGTAGAACTCCCCGTCTATCTTGGCAATCCAAGGACACGGCGTTGCTCTATCAAGAACATAAACGCTGTGCTCCCTAGATGAGCAGTCCCACGGCTGGGCCGCGTAGACCGGCATCGGCTCGGGCCACTCCTGAAGCGGAGTGTCTCCGACCAAGGCAGTGATAGGCATCCTTGCCCACATCGCGCCTCCATGGATGTTTGGCTCGTCGTTGTCATAGGTTTCAGCGCCAGTGAATATGATCTGGAAGCTGAGACACCGACAAGGCATCGTTGTTACTGCAACCGCCATAGCGTGTAGAAACTCGCCATGATATTTCTCGTGGTTGTGTGTGTATTCGCGTCTTACCCAGCACTTAAAGTGCGGAATGTTGCTTTGCAGGAATGCCATCTTCGCCGTAAAACCTCCGTTCCCACGCCTTGTGCCGCTGGATCGGTATCTTGTAGTACGGCAAGAATCGCCCTATGTAGATGCAAAACTTGTTCAACCAATGCAGAGGCAACGGGAGTGGCCTAAGATAATCAATAAACAAAACCACCCTGATGTTGTCTGTCAGGTTGATCGCAAAATGCTCATAGGTATCGTCAAAAACAACGGCCTTGCCGTTCTTCCAGCGATACTCCTCACCCATCACGGACAACACGCATCCCTTCCCGTCTGTGGGTATATCTACGCCAAGGTGCATTCTCAGCACCCCAGACCACGGCCCCTCATGGGGTACAAGCATCTTGTTAGAGTCAAGGATAGAGAAATAGGCCGAAACAAGGTTCTTGTCGCTATCGACAACTTCCATCGTTTTCGGAAACAACTCACAGTTCCGGTCAAAGCGCACGTTGTTCGCCTTGAGAAAGAACATCCTCCACTTGTCGTCATTCGATATATAAACCTGCTCTGGGCTTATATCTTGGAACAACGGAAAATCCTGCAATCGCTTTCTGACTCGATCAAACTCCCCGCGTATCAGGAAGTAGTTTTCCTCTAGCTTCTGGGTGATCGGAAAGTCTTTGTTGTCAAAGTAAGCCGGTCCTCCTAGCTTGGAGAATTGCCTGAATATCGGGCGTAACCTGCGCTCTATGTTATTGACAAAGTGATGCCAGCGATTGAGATCAGTAATAGTTTGCTACTCTTGAGTAGGGGTCAAAGTCATCTTCCTCGTCAGTGTGGAGCGATACAAAGCCGCCCTGCCTGAAACGGAGAAGTGCTTGCGTTGAAGAGTCCACAAGGTCGTCATGCTCCCCAGCGGGGAACGCGGCAAACTCTTCCATGACCTCTTCAGCGAATCGAGTCTCTGGCGCCCATACGTTGCCAGAGGCGAACAAGTCAGCAACAGCGTTCACCCTTGCTATCTTGTCGTTGCCACGCGAGGGGGTGTATTCCGAAACCGGAATCCCCATCGCCCGTAGCTCAAAAATAAGCGGCATCCCTGCCGCCTTTCCTTCCACAATAAATGCGTCTGGTTGCATCTCACTCCACATTTCGTAAGCCGTTTTCTTTAGCTCAGGAAACTCCAGACGTTCCTTATAGGCATCCAATAGGATGATATTTGGCTGTGATATGCCATCATCGTCGGGGTGATAAAACACGCCCCACGTTGTGCAGGCAGAGTAGTCTGCCCGTTGGGTTTTTAAGAAAGCTGTGTCCCATGACTGAATCACGAACTCACACTGCGGGGGATAGTCTTTCTCCCAGACTTTCCACCACTCTCTCTTGATTAGTGCGCCCTCTTCGGACGTTGGGTTTTGCTGATACTGCGCGTTCCACTTGGGGGAGGGCAGTTCACTCCGCAGAGCCTCAAGCTCCGTTTTGCTCCAGAACTCAGGCCACAGGGGGTTTCCTGACGGCATGATGGCTGGAAACTCTATAACCTCCCACTCGTCGGAGCCTACCCGCTGAGCAGAGGACTTAATAATCTTGCCGGTCAGATCACGCATATGCCAGCGTGTCATCACAATAACGATAGCGCCTCCCGGCTGAAGACGCTGTCGAGGCCCGGATGTGTACCAGTCATACGTCCGATCAAACACCGCTGGGTCTGCTGACTGGCCCTCCTGTTCTGAGTGAGGGTCGTCAATAATCAAAAGGTCGGCACCTTTACCTGTTACCGCACCGCCAACACCGATAGCGAAATATTCGCCGTTCTTGTTGGTGCTCCAGCGTCCCGCGGCTTTTGAGTCTGCTCTTAGCTGTAGACCGGGAAAGACTTTCTTGAAATCATCCGAATCTACAAGGTTTCTGACTTTTCGGCCAAACCCCACAGATAGCTCGGCGGTGTGCGCCGTTTGGATGATCTTTTTCTCGGGCATCTGACCCAAGAACCATGCTGGTAACAAGTAAGAGGCAAACTCCGACTTGGTGTGTCGTGGCGGCATGTTTACGATCAGGCGCTTCAATTCGCCTCTGGCGATGCGCTCAAACGCCTCCGCCATGATCTTGTGATGCCTGCCCTCAATAAAAGCAGGCCACACATACTTCACAAAACCCATGTAGGTGTTCTGTGCCGCTTCGACCTCTTTTGCGGTCTTGGCCTTTTCCAGTATTTCTGCGGCTCTTAACCGTATCTCTTCAGGTGCGCCCTGTAGCTTCTTAGCCAACTCGGGCGTGATTAGGTCTGACATTACGCCATCCGTGCTGTTTTAGTGCGCTTAAATGACCTGTTCTTTGATCTGTTCGCCACCTTCAGGTTGCCCTTCTTGTTGGAGCCACCTTTTGCCAGTGGTTTCTTGTGGGCCACGTCCTTGCCGTCGCCCTTAGATACTTTGCCTTCCTTCTCCATCAAGCGCCTAGCGGCCTTCCGCTTGTCGTTGTTTCGACGCTGTTTTGGCTTGGAGTGGTAGTTGTCGTACTCCTTGCGGTAGTTACGGCGCATCACTTACCCAAAGTTGTTGGGGTTGTTCAGATACTCGCCCGTCAAATACCTTTCGTCATAAAACCTTTGTTGCCCCGGCGTTGCGGTGCCTGCCGCTACCCTATCAAGGATGAACTGTAGGTTTTGATCAAATGTGGGCTTTGCTGACGAATCAAAAACCCTATCGTCTGGAGACCCCGGAGTAAAATCCCGGTCATAAAGCCTTTCTCCATTTGGTCCGACTACGGGGTTCTCTTCGATGATGTCACCGCCGCCCATCGGGTAGGGGTAGGGCTGTATTCTTGGGCCACCCTTCCCGCCACCCATTGGGTACGGCATTGGTCTAGCCATCCCACCTTTGCCGCCACCAAATCTAGGTCGCTGGTAGCCGCCATAAGGGCCAAATCCTGTCGAGTAGCCGCCCATCAGTCCACGGTTGGGCATGTACTGCGAGGAGTATCCGTAGTTGAACGGTTGCATCGGCACGGTCATTCCCTGACCGAATCCACCCATGCCGCCGCCTTTACCACCACCGCCGAATCCGCCCATACCACCAAAGCCCATTGGGCTACTCATGCCATATGGAACCATGCCGGAATAAAGCTGATTGCCAGTGATGTACTGGCCGGGCATTCTGTAGCCGCCACCAGCCTGATAGGTTCCGCCGCTCTGAGGCATAGCGCCACCAGTGCCGCCTTTTCCGCCCATTCCGCCCGTTCCGCCTTTTCCGGGGAATCCGGGCATCGTTCCTGCGCCAGTATCAGTGCCTGCTCCAGCCCCGGTTCCATCTCCAGCCCCGGCTCCAGCGTCTGCCAGCGCCTGATACTGGCTCAAGTCAGAGCCATATGGAACATTTGCAAACCCGCCGTCTATAGCGAATGGGTTGTTCGTTCTGTCGATGCCAAGTGAGTCCAGATAGGCTTGATAGTCTCTGCTGGTTCCCATGCCCTCTCCACGGCCATACGCCTGACGGACAAGGTTTGATCGGAGTTTGTCAACGTCGCCGGTAAATGGAGCGCCTTCTGGGCGAAAGTTGTAAAAGCCTGTCTGACTTGGTGCGCGGCCAAACAGTTCTTGAGTTGCGGTAAAGAGTGGACCGCCAGCCTGTGAAGCCTCGTAGTAACCGCGATCCAGATCGCCAGCCCCAGAAATCAAGGCTTGTCTGAGATTGTCTGGGTTGATTCTGCCCTGAGCCAACTGCTCGTTAAAGTAATCAAGCCCAGCCTGTTTGGGCGCTCTGCCGAAAAGTTCTCGGTAATACTGATTAAGCTCGTCGGTATAATTTGTCGTATTCGCCACTGCGCCCGTCCCCGCGTTAAAATCATCCACTACTGGGTCAGGTGTGTCCCTGACAGCGTCTGTGTAATAGGGGTCCGAGTCACCGCTAGCCCCTGCGAAAGATGGAGTTACGTTTACATTGCCTCTGCCAAGCTCATTGATGTCGTCGATTGAGTAGCCTTGGTTATACAGCGACTCAAGACGGTCAACATAGCCCGTGAACTTGTTAAACTCGCTTTCGCTTCTCCCTGTTTTATTTGCCTCATAAGGGCTAAACGCTCTGTTATCGCCCTCTGCTCGCATTTTGATGCGATCCCGTAACGCCTGAAGCGCGTGTATATGCGAATAGCCAAACTGGTTGCGTATATCTGCAAAAGACTCTGGGTCTTGGTTCGGGTCTTGGAACTGCTTGTACATTCCCGAGTCGTCAAACTGGTAGGCCATCCCAGTCTGCGCTATTTGCTCGTCAGAAAGGCTGTAGTCATACCCCGGACGCGGGGCAAAGCTCCCCTTCTCTCTTGCCTCTTCGCTGTTGTACATTCTCCTAGCGGCAATGTGGGCTGGAAACTGCTGGTAGTACTCCAAACCGCCCGGATCGGCGCCACGACCAAGGATGTCTTGGTAAAGACTCTCGATAATCTCCGCAGAAGCACGGCCTTGGGGCTGATTCTGGTAGATATCGATAATTCTTTCTCTGGCTTCGTCAGAAACAGCCATAGAATCTCCTCAATGAACGCTAGACAGGGCAAATCCCCCTAGTAATGTACTAGACCTAGGAAGGTTCTAGCTAGAACCACCCTATTAAACAAAAACTTAGGAACTTACTAGGCTAGAACAGTCCTAGTTCTAGGAGATTTCTAGGCCTAGAACCTTTCTAGGTAGAAATACCCCCCGGATTGTACAGAATATAGCCCCTTGACAGTAACATGTCTACAGTTAGACGGGGTTTTTGGTCGATTTTTTGGTAATTTTTGGCATTTTGGTCAAATTTTGCAGAAATATTGGGGGGTATGGGACTCCTAGGGCGATTTCCCATGAAAAATCCCCCGATGAGACAGTGTGACAGTGAGACAAAGTTGAAAATTAGCTCATTTTTTGAGCGGATCACTATGTATATAGAAGCGACATGGCCTCGGCTCTAGGGGGGGGTGGGGGTCGCTTCAGTGGATGTCCATAGTATCTGGCCGATCTCGAGAAAAGTCGTAATCGTCTGCGTCTGACGTGTCATCAGCAGTGGCAGAGTCGAGCATGGCATCGAGCTCAGCGAGCAGGTCAGCCGATGATCGGGCATCGACCTCAGCGTGGAGCTCGACAAAGGCGCCCGATGCGCGACCCAGCAGTTCCAGAGCGCGGAGCCTGCCGCTGTCCTGAGGGCTGGCAGTGAGGGCGAGGTCACGCAGGTGCTTCCTGACCATCTCACGGTCTGAGAGTGCAGAGGCAACCATACCGGCCTCCCTCGCCTTGATTAGCTGGTCATACCTTGCCCTTACCTTGCGGTTGGCCGACAGCCTGCTGGCCTTCTCGTGGACGGTCTTCGCCTTGGTCTCTGGGCTGACTGAGAACGCTTCGCGGTATGCCTGAGATTGCGATAGGCCGCTGGCCCACGCCCGACAGTAGTGGAGTTGGGCTGACGTGAGGGGTTTGTCATCTGACATGGTCTGCTCCTGTAAACTTGTTGCCTGCAAGGGGTCTGCCGATCCTAACCTAGAATTTACTTTAACTACACCCCCTAAGTGGTTCCGGTTCTAACTTCCGATTAAATATCAAAAACGCGCTCTCAGCCACGTTAACATGTTCTGAGTACTGGGGTATGGGTTTTTCTAACGTTGCTCACAGGGCCATACAGAGCCTCTCAGGGCATGTTCTACTGCAATTAAATGCTCTGAAACGCACTAAAAAGTCGTCGAAAAATCACGCTTACAGCCCGAACTTAAAGTAGATTCTAGGTGTGCTCGCAGTGCGTCATTGCGTAGGTATATAAAAGGCACCATGACTTCTGTGGTATTATTACCACTATACTTCTTTGTGACATGTTGCTGGTAGCACTCAAGTCGGTATAATCCGCTCACGGGCAGAGGATATGCCCTGTAAATATTACCGTGAATATTACCAATCCTGTAGGAGGGATCACATGCCACTAAACACCACTGAAGCTCAGGAAATCGCTGACCTGTTCACCAGCATCACGGTCTGCAACATGATGCTCGACAAGAGTGAGTCCTGCTCACTCGAATGGTATCTGCACAGGGAGAGGGCGGCTCGTGCCACCATCGAGCTTGCCGACACATACGGCATCGAATTGCCTTGCTTGGAAGAGCACCGCAAGGACGTTCGCCGGTTCACTCTCAAGGTAGAGCAGATGCTGGAACAGAAGGGGATGAACAAGCGCGAAGACAATCTCATCAATGCCGATCTGGAGGTATCGCAGTGAGCACATTCATCGAGAACCTATCCAACAACATGCTACTGCTACCCGTTTCGATGGGGCGTATCCAGCTTGAGGTGAAGACCAAAAAGGGCGCCGATGCGATCAAGTCCGCGCTGGGTGTCGCTGAGGGTGTCCGCGCTGGGGGCACCATCGGTGCGCTGGGCGCCATGACTGATCTGGCCGCTGAGTTGATCAACCGCCCCTACGGTCACGCACGCACCTACACCTACACCCACACGCTTGCCGCCGCTGTTCGTGGGCATCGCATCGTGACCACCACCCGCACGCCTGAGCACCTGACCCGCTACGCTGAGTTCAGGCACGCAATGACCAATGGCATCAATGAATTCATGCCGCAGTATGAGGCCTACTACGCTAGCACCAACGGCGTCGCAGACATGGGCTCCAGTCAGATCACGATCCCGCACCCTGACACCGTTCGCGAGAAGGCCTATATCAACATTGGCGTGCCCCAGTTGATCCGGCCTGCTGACCTCGATGGGATGAACCTCCCCGCCGGTCTGGCCGCTGACATTGCCGCACGCACTGACGCCCACATCATGCAACAGGCTGAGGCCGCGAAGACCGCCGCCGTCGAGGAGTTGGCGAAGGCTGTCGATAACATCGAGAAGCAGTTGACCTCAGGCAAGCGGCTCCACGACTCGCTGATCTCAAACGCGCAGAATGCCTCCCGCAACCTGCGTGAGTTCACCGACTCATTCGACAATGATCCCCGCCTGATCGAGGCCTGCGATATCGTCGATGACCGCATTGCGTCATCTACTCTCGAACAGGTTAAGAACAGTGAGACGTTGCGCTCTCAGGCAGTCCGCGCCGCGTCCACTGCAAGTAAGTCCCTCAAGAAGGTTGCATCGGCTCCCGCTATATCGGCGCCTGTACCGGCTGAGGTTGGCACCATCATAACCGGCGATTCACTACTCGCTGACCTAATCGACTAATCATCCTGTAGGAGGGATATCACTATGGCAGATACAGTAATTTCAGCAACGATGGCGGACGTGGATAAGATGATCCCCACTATGCTCGCATCCCCCCAAGGCTTCCAGCCTCTGGGCCTGATCGGCGCCCCCGCCATGGGTAAAACCATGTACTTCCAGACTCGTTTCCGCGAGCACATGGCGAACCACTATGGCGTGCAGGTGGACGATATCGGCATCGTGATCGAGAAGATCGGGCAGGCCGAAGATGCCGCCGCGGTTAACGGGCTCACCCTGCCCAGCAAGCTGGCTGACGGCTCAGTCGCCACCATCAAGTCGAAGCCCTCGATACTGGTACGCATCGAGGCGACTGGCAAGGAGTACGGCGTCCTGTTGCTCGACGAGGCGGCTCAGGCTGGCACCAATGTTGTGGGCTCGCTGGGCGACACCTTCAACCGTGCAGAGCATAAGGTGGGCGATTGGGATCTTCCTGAGGGCTGGGTAGTGGTCTTCACCGGCAACCGTGTCGAAGATAAGTCGGGCTCCAAGCGGTTCCCGTTCCACCTGATTGCAGGCCGCGGCCTTCTCGTTAACTTGATACAGGATACCGCAGGCTGGGTCCGCTGGGCTGGACCTGCCGGTATCAATCCGCTCTTTGTCGGATTCATCGAGTCCGGTATCAACAATGTCGGTTTCGCTGACGCGGTGCCTGAAAAATACGGCCCCTACCTGACGCCCCGCTCAGGTGTTGCCGCCGCCGCTCACCTCGATGCCTTCATGGCCTCAGACGAGTTCGATGGCACTGAGATCCCCGCCCACATCATCACCCTGATGGCGATGAATATCGGGCAGACTGCGGCCTCTTCTCTGAATGAGTACATCAAGACCGCCGACAGCGTGCCGATGGGTCACGAGATCCTTGCCGACCCCACGGGCGCCATGGTGCCAGACGATACTGGCTTCCAGCAGTTGGCCGCGAACCGCGCCATGAATGCCATCGTGAGTGAGGCTGACGCTGATGCCGCCCTCACCTACATCGTGCGGTTGCGTCCTGACCTGCAGATATCGCTGGGCACCAAGCTGATCCGCCGTTCTTCACGAGAGGGCTGGCCTATGATCTCGCCGATTGCCAACGCCTTCATGAATAAGTTCTCCGAATTCCTTCCCCTTGCCGCAGAGGAGCGCCAATAATGAAAGCCAAAAAGCTATACGCCGCAACCGACGATCTGACCAACAGCCGTAAGCATGTCGCGGCCATGATCATCCTGAACGCGAAGGCGCCGGTTCACTACACCACACTGGTAGCGACTGAGACCATCTGGACCTCAGCCATCCCCACCGCCGCCACTGACGGCGTGTATGTTTACGTCAACCCTGAGTTCTACCGCGGGTTGGCGACTGACGGCCAGCGTGCGTTCCTGCTGGGTCACGAGGTGTCGCACATCATCCTGCGTCACCCCCAGCGCAGTCTGGCCTACCAGAAGCGCGGGTTCTTCCGCCATGGCATGAAGTTCGTGCACAGCATCTACAACAGTGCCGCCGACTATGTGATCAATGATGACCTGATCGCCATGGGTCTGGAGCCCATCCCGCAGGGACTGTACTCCGACACCTACAAGCGTGATGACGTTGTCGATACCGTGTACGCGGACATCTACAAGGATCAGCCAGAAGAGCCTGAGCACGGCGAGCCTGAGGGTGAGGAGGGAGGTTTCCCGTCTCCTGAGTCTGGCAACTCTCAGCCCAATGGGGACGGTGAGGAAACCGAAGGTGAGCCCAATGGTGCAGGTACTCAGAGCGGCGAGTCTACTGACAACATGTCAGGAGAAGGTGACCTGCCCGCACCCGCAGGCCACGACTACCATCTCACCCCCGAGTATGAGGGCGACGCCGACGAGCAGGCTGATGCCGCCGCTCAGGACGAGCACGATATCAGTGAGGCGATTGACCGCGGTCTGGATCAAATGGACGCTGAGGGTAAGGACACCTCCAAGGTCTCCGGCAACGTCAGGGACGGCGGCAACCGCTACCGCTCAGGCAAGCAGTCCAATGTCGCTTGGAACGCGGAGCTTGCTGACCGTGTCACCCGTGTCGGCAAAGGCGAGCGCACCAGCTTCTCCCGCATCAAGGTTCGGCAGTATGCCACTATCGGCGTGATCAGCCCTGAGACGCTGGGCGAGTTTACCCGCCTGACCGTGATCAGTGATATCTCATCGTCTGTCAGGGACGAGCCCTTCAAGGCTTACCTGAACGAGTTGGCCGCAATCCAAGACGCAGTCAATCCCGTCGAGGGCGTGACCATCCTGTGGACTAACCACCATGTTGCGCGGGTTGATGAAGCCTACTCAAGCGATGAGCTTCTCAACCTCGACATGCCTTGGAAGGGCGGCGGCACTGAGATGTCTGCCGGTTTGGACTGGCTGGATCAGAACGGCGTCGAGTCTGACCTGATCATGGTGTTCACCGATGGCGAGTTGTGGGGCGATGACTGGACCCGTCTGGCCGCTGAGGATGACCTGCTGGTCGTGCTGGACCGCGAGCCAGACCTCTACACCAAGCGTGAGCTTGACGGCCACAACATCGACTACATCGTCGCGGAGGCCGCATGAAGTACAAGGTCACAGTGATCGAGTCATATGAATTGGAGGTCGAGGCCGACTCAGCAGAGGACGCTAAGAACTTCATGATGGTCGGACAGCCGTGGGTCAGCGGCAGGCACTCAGAGGTCTGCGGCGTCCCACGCCAGACCGGCTACCGCAAGACGGCATACGCCAGCATCCTGCCCCCAGAGAAACCAACCGACGATGGGGGCTACCTCGACGTGCTGAATGAGATGGCACGCTACGAAGAATCGGACATGCGTCATGCTCCTAACTTGTTAAAGGACTGGTATGGGATCAGCAAGGCCGAAGCGATGCGCCTGTTCAACATGTGGATCAGGTCGCTGTCAGATGAAGAACAACTGAATCTTTTTTAAGGAGAAACAAATGAATACTTATACCGTGTGGGTCACAGAGACCAGTGAATGGGAGGTCGAGGTCGAGGCTCCCGATCAGGAAGAAGCCATGCGCTTAGCTGAAGAAGAGGTAAACAGCGTGCACGTCGAGGGCAAACTGCTGGGCATTGAGATAGAAGCCGTCAGCCTGCGGCTCGACAAGGAACTAATTGTCCATAGTAGTTAAAGAGGTTTAGACATAGGCGTCATTGCCTGTTATCATCAAATCGTATCTGTAGGAGGATATCATTATGTTTTGTAGCGAATGCTTGAGATCAAACGGACATCATCCCAACTGCCCCAACGCAGAGGACATGCCTGAGCCAACCTTCACCGTCTGGCAGGTTGGTAAGGTGCCCGACACTGTGCTCAGGTCTGAGAGCGCCATGCGAAGCGCCGCCAGCAAGCTGGGCTTTGACGCCAACGTGGTCATCTCAGAAGGCGAGGCAGACATCGTAAACGAGGTCGGGATCGTGATGGGCGGTTGCTACGTCAACGAAGAGGGGCACGGTTATGTTTAGGCTCCCGAAAAAAGACCCGCTCAACACTGACCGGCTGGTGCGCTCTGCGATCTCAGGATCTGCCGGTGAACCATACTGCTGTCTTATTCTTGACTCGTTAGGAGTAGAAGATTACAGCCACTGGTCGCTCGACGATATCCAAAAATTCTGGGATGACGCCAGCCAGTCTGATCTGACGGTTGCTGAGTTTATCCTGCTGAAGAAGCAGGAGGTGGCCGCATGAAACGCCCCGACTCTGATTTGATTCGTCGGCTTATTAAGCACAATGCGCTGAGCACCAAAACAAATTTTGCTTATCCGACATCCTCTGAATCTTTCGCCAGTGCCAACAGCAGGAACGACATCATCCATAAGGCTATGTCGCTCGACCAAGTTTTAGAGTTGCCATATTTTCACATGGCTTACAAGGACATGGACGATTTTGAGTTTGCGGCTGATGATTATTTGCTTGATAAGCCCGACGATGCGATGAGAACAGAGCTTGTATATGACGAGTTTGTATTGTCAGCCAGAACGGAGGTACGGCTAGAACTCCACGACTCCTCTATTCAGACGGTGCCTGCCAATTACTGGGGCGTTGTCAAGGCGGTTCATGACGGTGCGAACTTTTCCGATTCGGTTTTATTGTTTATCGATTACCCAGAGGCTCCAAGACAGATTGTAATCTGGGAGGGCTGGGCAAAATCAAACTTCCCATCTCACGGGAAGACAGACATGGTGCTGGCGCCTGAGTACGAAAAATATATGAGAACGTGGTATCAAGAGCTTGTTGACAGCGCCCATGCTGTCGAGGGCGGATTCGACAAGTATATGAGCGGCATTACCAATCAGGCAGGTAACTGGTATTGGTTTGTTCGTAGGCTGATGGCTTACATCAAGTACGGTGACAAGCATGTCGTCGAGGTGACTCCTACTCCTGACAAGTTAGCAAAAGCAAAGCGAAACCCAGTCAACCGCAAACGCCCGTGGGCCAAGTCAAGTGGGCCTCATGTCTTGCTGTTGGATCGGATGCCGACAGAGAAAACGGAGTCCACAGGTACGCACGCTAGTCCAAAGCCACACAAGCGGCGAGGCTACTGGAAAACACTGCGAGACCCACGGTTTCGTCACCACCCGCAGTATCAAAAACAAATCTTTGTGAAGCCCTGTTTTGTGGGCGAAAAGCAAGTCACATACGAAGGCAACATTTACAGGCTCGTTGAGCCATTAGAAGGGGTCGCGGCATGAGCATGGTAGAAGAGATAATTGAGGAGCTTCAAGGGTCGATCACTTGGATTTCCAATCACAAGGGAGCAGGCTGGACCCACGAGGGTCGATGTAACGAGGAAGACATGGCTCAGTTGCATGAGCTTGCATGGCAATTAGTCAATCTAACGAGACCAGAGGAGGAGATCGCATGAAGGTGATGCAGACGGTAATTAGGGGCCAGCAGACTGGCCCGTTGATATTCTTTGTCGAAGACTTTATGGACGTATATCGTGTGGTTTACGCGCCTTTTGATCGTTGGCTTTTGGCAGATAGAGTTACCGACAACCTGCCAATGTCATGCGTGACATCAACCGATATTAGCCCCAGAGCAGAGCATGGAACGCTGTGCTCCCATGAGGAGTTCCGTAAGCGTTGCATCAAGTGGCTACGCAAGAAGGAGCGCAATGATCACCCTCCGGTTGCGGTGCTGGCAACGGGGGATGACAATGGATAATGCAATTTCTATTTGGGCGGGGGTATTAACTTTCCTGCTCATTTTGGGAGTGGTTGGACGCGAAGATTACGAAGATCAGATCGCCGCAGAGCGCCACTACTGTGAAATGGTTGAGGACAAGGTTTGGCCTGCCTACAACCCAAACATCAACTGTGAGGAGTAATCACATGCAAAGGCGAAGATGGACAAACGAAGAAGATGACGTGATCGAGGACGGCATCGCAGAAGGGTTGACGTACAGACAGATTGCGGAAAAGCTACCTGACCGGACAGAAACCGCCGTGTCGAATCGAACCCATGTTATGCGGACGAAGTATTCGCGCTACAACATAAGGCGAAACCAGACAGAGCCGCCTGAAATCAAGGCGGTGATCAATGACGGCAGGATAGGTATCATGTTCTGGGCCGCGTGCGTGGCGGCAATCGCCTCGTCTCTTACCCTGATGATTTGCATTGGGGCAATGTACTCTTGAGGAATGATGCGGTGATAGCCGTTCAGGCGGCAACGCAGATGGCTGAGATATGGGGTGAGGATGTTGCGATTATGTCCAACCTCCGCATCAAGCCTTTGCGCGAAGCGGTGGGGACCGTGCTAGAGATAGTGCGGTGCCCTGCCTCTTTGAAAAAACAGGATCGTGACGTAGACTGAAGTTGGGGGACACTCCTACACGGCGTGCGGCGGCGTCGATAGAGTTTACGCATTCCCCCGATCCTTAGTGATTTAGCGTACTCTCAACCGCCGCTCTTCAAGTGCCTCACCGGATTCTTACCGCCAGCCATGCGTCTCTCAGCAATCCAGCCCAGCCCCTTTTTCAGGGTGACAAGTCTTTCTTTTGACGCCGACACGTCCCAGCCATGGATTACCACCTCCTCGACAAGATACTTGGCATAGTCGCCATATCGCCTGCCAACAAGGTTCAAAGTCCTCCCATACCGCATTAGAGCGTCAGACGCCATCGAGTCTGGGTTTGCATCTCCTGATCCCGCCTCGTACCTGAGGGGCTTGGAAAAGATGCCTGCCTTCACCGCCTGACTCAGAACATACTCCCCAGCCTGATGCTCACCCAGCGTCAGCAAGCCGTCCATGAGATACCTGTCGATCAGGTTCTGATCCATGACCTTGGCGCGAGGCATTGTGCCGCCCTCCACCATGACGGCGTGGCGTTTGTGGATTTCTTTCGTGCCTAAGTCTGTGTGTAACTTGTCAGTCATAAGAATCCTTCCCGGGCGCTGAAATTGTCCCCGGATAATAAAAACTCTACTGAGAACTTGTTAACAGTACTAGAACTCATCGAAGTCATCCCATGCTCTTCCCCGCAATTTAGACAGGCCAGTCGCTGGTGGATCTGGTTCAGGTGTCCTCTCGGTGTATGTACCGTTAGACATGTTATAGCTTAACTGCGCGACACCCTGCGAGCCTACCCATTTGAATCTAGATTTCCAGCAATGAATCTCGACGCATTCATCTGTCCTGTGAACCGTCACACCCAGATCAGCCTTGGCAAACCAAGCCGCTGACCCTGAGATATTCATGCCTTTTGGCACAGCGTAGGTGCCATCCTCACGGGGGTACATCTTCTGGGGGTGGGCGACAAACCAGACGTGGATGCCGTGGGCCTTGGCAAAACTGGTGATGCGGGTCAACATCTGGGAAATGTTGCTGTGCTCCTCCTGACTGCTCGACTCAATGTAGTTGTACGGGTCGATGATCAGACCCCGCACACCCATACGCATAACCGCTTGCTTGGCCCTGTCGATGATCGAGTCAATCGTGCTGAGACCGCCGTCCTTGCTTTCAAGGAACACAAAGTGGTCGTTGATGAACTCGACAGCCTCGCCTAGCTCATCCTCGCTCATCCGCTGGCTCAGTCCGGTGTAAAACGGCTTGCCTGACACCTTCTCAGCGAGCTTGGCAATGTGCATGTGGGGCGGGTTTTCAAACGAACAAACCGCAAACTTCCACGACTCACGCTGAGCGAGATTGATCATAATCTGGTCGATGAACTCAGACTTGCCGCTTGATGGCATGCCGGTGACCACCGAAAGCTGGCCCTCAGCAACGGTAAATAGCTCGTCAATAGAATTAAATCCAGTTGAGGCGCCACGCCCATGTCCGTTCTGGTAGATGTCTTTAACCGCGTCCAAATACTCGCTGGCACCATACACGCCAGACAAAGGTATCGGCTCGGGATTGTCGAAGATGCGTCGTGTTTCCTCTGCCCCTAACTTGTCAACAGCATCGTTCGCGTCCTTGGCGCCCTCGGGAAACTTAACCCGCCAGCACTTTGCTCTGCCCACTCGGCGAGCAATCTCCTCTGCCAGTGCCTCGCCAGCCTCATCGCTGTCTGTCGCCAGAACGATCTTTTTGCACCGATCCAATCGCTCGCGCTCATTCCACACAAACGCAAACTTTTTGTCCTCTTCAGGGTCGATACGGTTGTGCGATACCTTTATCGGTGCCCCATTTGGGCAGGAAACGGCCTTAATTCCGATGCTGGCTAGGGCAATGACATCACACTCCCCCTCAACTATCGTTAATTCTTCGGCCTCTTCCTCTATGTTTTCTATGCCGTAAAAGGATCTTGGTGCGCCATCACAGGTGAATCCCTTGCCTTCCACAGATCGCCACTTGATTGCTGTTGGCGACTCCCGTGTTCCGTACACAAAGCCAACCGCCTGCTTTTCCTCACCGCCAAACCACTTGGTGCCAGTGGTCATTAGAGGTAAGTCATTGATGTCGTTGATTTTGACTCCTCGAGAGGAGAAGAAGTTCTTAACAAGTTCTACGTTATCGTTCAGTTGGGTGGGTATCTTCACTACTTTGTCTTGTTTCATATGAGCCTCGTAAAATTTTTCACGCCGGTAAGAACCAGACAAGCCGCAATGGTGGCAGTGGTAAAGGGTATGGTCTGGTTTTACGGTGATTGAAAGTGTTTTTATGCTTTTCTTTTTGCGTGCATCTGAGCAGTCTGGGCAACGCTCTCTGGCGTCTTGATTGTGACTCAGGATGAAGTCTTTCAAGCTGTTCATCTGTTTGACTACCTCCTACTTGTATGCTATTGGTAGCCCTAGGACTGTACTAGACTAGAATATTCCTATTTAAAATAGGTATATATCTAGACTAGAACCTTCCTAGGGTTCTTACTCTTTGAGCTTTAGCCCCCAATAGGGGGCTTTTTTTATGCACACTGGAACAACTCTTCCATCACCATCTGAGCAACAACCCTCTGTTGCGTCCGGCTCAGGCAAAGCATTTCGTCCAGTGCGTCTTGCAAACCGACAGGGTAACCCGCCAACCGGCAGTGATAGACAAAAGCGTTTGATTTCAAATATTTAATGGCGGCATCACGGTCAACTTGCTGGTTACAAACCAAGTCCTTGATCGCCTGAAGGATGACCTTGCTATAAACAATTTTATAGGTGTCTGACACTGATCTCTGCGCGTGGATTTTCCTTGTCCACTCCCCCCCAATAAATATGCTTTTCTTTCACCTGCCTGTCGTTTTTATACACGAAGCCCTGCATCACGTCTAGAATCAGTGACTCATCCAAGTCGGGGCGTCTGGATTTGTAGTAGATCGTGATTGTCACCGACAGGTCGCCATCGAGAAGCGGGTCCATCTTTTTGCACTGCTGATGGAACATCTTGACGTATCCCAACGCCTTCTTTGACTTGATAACCATTGGGGCGCCAGCCCTGCTCTTGACAATCCTACGGCTATTCGCTTTGCTACACGGCTCTCCTAAAATTACCATGCTTACCTTTGACATATGTTGACTCCTACGTTAGCATCCGTTCTCCACATTGAGGAGTGTATCACGATGAGCAAAATGGGACGTTATGTCTTTGATGTACAGATGGCTGAGGAGGCCGAGTTTTATGGACATTCAGATAGAAAAGCATGTGCCAATCCCCAAGCGGACGAAGATACCGGACCTGCCACTGGCAGAGATGGAGATCGGCGATTCTTTTGTGGCACCCATCGATGCGGACGAGCAGACGGAGGTCAGAGCACTCCGACAGCGGATTTCCCGATGGCAACGGGATCGACACCCCGTGAAGTTTTCCGTCGTTCGTGACGGCGAGCAGATGAGGGTATTCCGAGTCGCGTGAAAATCACTAACCACACAAACTTACCTGAGCCTGTATTCAAGGCGCTGACGCACAGTGACTATTCAAGGGGTCACAGCAACCGCTCAGTCACCCAACTGATAGACAGCCCCCGTGTACGCATTCTCCGCAAGGAGCATGACGACGAAATCACGGAGGATGTGTCTGACATGTTGTGGAGTGTGCTGGGCACGTCAGTACACACCATGTTTGAACGGCATCAACCTGAGGGGCATATCGTTGAAGAGCGACTATTCGCTGAGGTTGACGGGTGGAGTATCAGTGGGGCGATTGATTTACAGCGTTCGGAAGCTGACGGCACGATGACCATTATGGATTACAAATGCACCTCAGTGTGGTCTGTGATTCATGGCAAGGTCGAGTGGCACAAGCAACTCAATTTCTACGCATGGCTTGCTGAGCAGAAGGATGGGGTCGAGGTGGCTGGCTTACAGATTGTTGCTGTCCTGCGTGACTGGCAAAGGTCAAAAGCCAAGATCGAAACCAACTACCCGCTGGCGCCAATCGTTATCGTGGATGTCCCGCTCTGGTCGCCGGAGGAAAGGGACCGCTATGTCCGCAAAAGGGTGAAAATCCATCAGGAAGCCGAGTACGAACGGCTAACAGGCGGTCACATACCCCACTGTAGTGACGAAGAGCGTTGGAAGCGGGAAGACACCTTTGCTGTCAAGAAAAGGGGCAACAAGCGTGCCCTCCGTGTTTTCGACAATATGGCTGAGGCAGAGGCGTTTGCTGAAGAGGCGTCAGAGCGCGAGATAGAAGAGCGTAGAGGTAAGTGCGTCCGGTGCGAGGACAACTGGTGCCGTGTGGCGCAATGGTGCGAACAATACGAGAACGAGGCGTGGTGTGATTGAGACTGACCCCGAGTTCTATCGCAAAGTGGTGGCGATGAACCAAACGTCAAAGCAAAAGCTGAAGATAACCGTCAGCGGAGATGTCGTCCGGTTTTATCTTTCTGATAAACATGTTGGAGATATAAATACTGGGCTTTTTTTCCGCCTGACACCACAAGAAATCTGGAAAACCCTAGGAGTATCAAGTGACCACAAAAAAGACTGGCTCTCCTGAGCCGACTTATGCAAGCGTCTGGAAAACGCTCAGTGCAATAGACTGCTCTGAAAAGGTAGAGAAGAAGAACGGGCTGAGCTACCTGTCGTGGGCATGGGCATGGGGCATTCTGATGGAGCATTACCCAGAAGCCACATACCAGTTCCTCAACGAAGAGTGGGACAATCAAGGACACGCAACGGTGTGGGTCAGCGTCAAGATAGGCGAGCTTGACCGGATGATGTGGTTGCCCGTAATGGACTACAAAAACAAAGCCATTCCCAACCCAGACACCAGAGCGGTGTCAGACACCCGAATGCGTTGTCTGACCAAGTGTCTGGCGATGTACGGGCTGGGCCACTATATCTATGCTGGCGAAGACCTTCCTGCCAGCAGTGACGCCGCGGAGGAGAAGCCTGCCCCTAAGGAAAAGCCCAAGCCGAAAGCAAAGGCCAAGCCCAAGGCAGAGCCAAAAACTGAGAAGCAGGCAGAGCCTATCCCCGATCATATCGGAGATGAAGAAGAGGCTGACGGGGTGCTGGGGTTCTTGTGCGGCACTGCTGATAAATTTGCAGGAACAACAGAGGGGGAGCTTATCGAATGGTGGCAATACCCTGAAACCAAGAAAGCGGCAGACCTTCTCGATCAAGGATACCCAGAACATTACAAGCAACTCATGGCGCATTTGTCTGCGTTACGAGCATCATTAAAGGAGAGTGACGATGAGTAAGTACCACAAGACCGAAGGTGGCCTCTGGCCTAACGACGAAAAGTCAAAGCCCTCACACCCTGACATGAAGGGCCGCGTAGAGGTCAGCAAAGAGCAGATAAAGGGCTTGATCGCTATGCATAAGGAGGGCAAGACGCCCAAGATCCAGCTTGCCTCATGGAACCGGAGGGCAAAGGATACTGGTCAGGAGTACCAGTATGTCACCGCAGAGGTGTTTTATGATCCAGAGGCTGAAGACGCAAAGCGTAAGGCGGCTGAGGAGGAGGCGCAAGCCGCGCCGCCTCCCCCGCCTCCACCCCCAGAGCCTCAACTGATCGACATGCCAGAGGATGATATCCCGTTTTGATCCGGTCCAAAAAAATGCTGGATGCGGCACGGGATCAGGCCTGTGTTAACTGCGGTGTCAGGGATGGCACCGTGGTTGCCGCCCACTACACCGGATTACGCGCTAACTTGTTAGGAAAAGGCACCGGCCACAAGCCACACGATCTTTGTGTTGCTGATCTTTGTCATAAATGCCACTACCACTTTGATGTGGGGGGCGGCGGCTCGACCTTTGAAAAAAAGATAGACAAGTCAGAGCAATTTCTGTTCAACATAGTTAAGACGCTAATACGGCGAATAGACCAAGGCGTCATTGAGGTCAAGGGACACGACAATGAGTGAGATCAACCCGTTTATATTGCTAGAGAGGCACCCTACCCGCGCCAAGGCGATCAAAGCCATGTGTGCGGCGTGCATGGGATGCACAAAGGAAGAGCTAGAGCCCGGTTTTAGGCGCTATATACGCGACTGTGTGTCCGTAAAATGCCCCTTGCACCAGTTCAGACCCTATCAAGCAAAAGGAGGAGAGGATGAGTGATGGAGATACACCTACCGCAAAACAGGACAATCCAGCGGATGCGAGTGCTTCAATCTCTGTGTCAGGAGTTTCCGCTAGTGGCGCCACAGATACTGGAGGTCAATCTTCAGTCGAGGCACGGAGTCACTCTGGAGGTGAAACCATTACGGACTCACCGATCAAGACCGCAAGAAAACTACTACAGAAAGTGGTGCGGTGGGTTCGCAAAGTTCTGCGGATTGACGCCTGACGAAATGCACGAAGAGATCCTCTGTCAGTGTTATGGCTCTGAGGAGATAGATACGCCGTTCGGGGTAAAAAGAAGGCCAATGAAGAGAAGCGGTGATGCTACCCGTGGCGACTACTCTGAGCTTATTGAGACACTGTGCAGGGTGGCGGCAGAGATGGGATATGACGTCCCGCCCCCAGCTAGGGAGGAAGAATGACAAAACTGACACTTGAGCTAGAAGGCGAGGCCTACGCAGACGGCCTTGCTACTGCTGACAAGTTTCTGGCACTAATGACCGAGAGACTTGATCGAATCGACAAGATTACCGACAACATCCTCGACCTCACCAACATGAATGCCGATGCGCTCGATGATATACGCGCCGCAATCAAGGATCTGGAGGAGGCAAAAGCCGCCCTTTCAGGTGACTGATATCAGGCTGACCCTTTCAGAAATGCAGATCGCCGCCCACGTTGGGATACAGCGGCAGTTGCAGAACCTCAAAAACAACGCAAGACCGGCATACGGGGCTGGCTCGTCGAACGACTGGCAGTTGCATGTCGAGGGCGCACTTGGGGAGATGGCTTTGGCAAAACACCTAGGTATTTATTGGGACGGCAAGGGCCAAATGAGGGCGCCTGATGTCGGGTGTTTTGATGTGCGGACTAGGAGTAAGCATACATATGACTTAATAGTCCATGAGCGTGATGATGATGACAGGTACATTTATTTGCTGACCGGCGGCAATGGAGTTTATAGATTTCACGGCGGCATTTACGCCAGAGACGCAAAAGATGAGCGATATTGGAAAGACCCAGCCGGAGGTCGCCCGGCGTACTTTGTTCCTCAGAACAAGTTAGGAGTAATAAATGGATGAAATACCAGAGCACTACGTCGCACTTTGGATAGTCTGCTTTATCAGCATCTACACCATGTTGGTGATAGCGCCAAAGTATTGATACACTCAACATCCGTGCAACAAGTAGGAGCATGTAATGTCAAAGTATCTCACAGCCATCATCGCCCTGTTCTTTTCTTCTGCGGCGGCATCTCAAACCGTGATCTACTACGAGGACGGGACCGCGTACACGCTCAAAGACAATGAGCACGTCTATGTCAGCAAGGCCCGACAGGTGTACCAGAAAAAAACCTACGACAACGGCAACGTGTACTTTACACACAGGAAACCGAATGATCAGGTAGACCCAGAAGAATCTGCTACGGACGGCTTAGAACCGGGGTCTCCGGCTTGGTGTGACGCTTATACCCCTTACCTGCTGGGGTATACATGGGACGATCAGATGTACGAAAGAGCCTGCGATCAAGGCTAAGGTATTCGCCCCTCAGCCCTGTGATGCTGTACGTTGATGAGGTGCTGGTTGATGATGTCTTCCTTTGACTGTCCGTGGTACGGCACAGCAAGAAGCTCATCCAACAGAATGTCGTTAAGGCTTCTGGGCTGATACCCCTCTGTATCGGGCGCTTCTGGCATAAACACCTCAGCCAGTATGCGTCCGAATTTACCCCGCCCATCTAGATGTGTTTTCAGTAGGACTTCTGAGCCTTCTGGAATCATCTGGGACACATAGTCCTTTGCCAGATTGCCAAGCGCCTTCAGTTCGTCGGTCCCGCCACGAGTCTCTGCCGTGTCAATGCCGTACAGCCGCACGGACTGTGCCCTCAACTGGATATCAAATCCGCAGTCGATATCAAATATGACACTGTCGCCGTCAACACAGCGCACCACTGTCGCTTTGTATAAATATGTTAACAGCACTTACAACCCCCTTATC